AACTCAGGAGTTTATTAATAATCAGTGGGTCACGATTACCGATAGTTTTATTGATTTTCCTGATTTGTTGGCATGTGTGATGTATTTGGTTGATCACTGGTATAAGGATTACAAGCAATACAAGGGCTGCAACAACGCGGGCACTCGTGACGATGCTGCTCGGTGGCTGGTTAATGAGGGTTATGCCACTGATCCAACTTACGCAGATAAGTTGATTGCGCTGATGAATCAGCACAGTGGACTGACGCCTACGCCAAAACCTAAAGAGCGGATCTTAAAAGTTCCTTACGAATATCAGCTTGGGACTGATGATGGCGCCAAAGGTTATCGGCAGTGCTTTAGTTCCAGTTGCGCGATGGTGGCGCGGTATTACGGCAAAATTTCGGGTGATTATGAGTACAACAAAGTGCGTGCTCGCTTTGGCGATACCACTGATCCCAAGGCTCAAATTGCTGCGCTTAAGGCTTTGGGCTTGACCGCTAGTTTTGAGATGGATGGCACTGTTGAAGAATTAGAAAACCAAATCAATCACAACTACCCTGTGCCAGTTGGTTGGTTGCACAAAGGGTCTGTTGATAATCCCACTGGGACTGGGCACTGGAGTGTTGTTGTGGGATACACACCAACCCACATCATTGTTAATGACCCATTTGGTGAAGCCAACCTATCCTCGGGTGGATACATCAGTAATAAAGGTGGTGCCGGCGTGGCTTATTCACGTAAAAACTGGTTGCCGCGTTGGTTGATTGAGGGGAACGATACTGGTTGGTTTATGAAAATTCGTCCGAGGTGACCATGCGTCCTATTGAACACAGCACAGAGTCCTGTTTCCGTAAAGCCGCTACCGACCAGTGGATTATTGACCGGTTTAATTCGGGTGATTACCGCGGTTTGCTCGAAGCCGCTCTTGTCCTCAACGGTCTGCACCAGCTGGAGAAAACAAAAACTGATTGGGCTATCCGCGAAGCGGCAAATAACTTAGCTGGTCAGTTTGGTATGGATCGTGATTCTGCGTGACTAGGCGCAGTTCACCGCCGTCTGGGGAACATGATCTTGAGACCTTGCATCAGCAGTTGCACCCAGCTATTGGACCGCAGAGGTGACAAGGCAATGATTTCAGAGCCGGCGGCAACGACAACGCCAGCGATGGCGAGCTGTTCGTTGGTCATATAAAAGGAGCAGACACCTCAGGCTAAGGCTTTGCTTCCAGTTTGGCCAGCCGCTGCTCCATCTGGTTCAGCCGCCCAAAAACCTCCCGGCGGTCTGACTTGAAATCGATATGAAGTTCTTCCATTTTTGCGGCGACTGATTCCACCGCCATTGTGAGACGCAGCACGGAGTCGCGGCTTTCAACGTTGCGCCGTGCGATGCCGGTGAACGCATATGCTGCCACACTGATGGAGGCACCCGTGATGGCGGCTAGGATTTCAACCACGACTAGGCTCTGGCTTCGCTCTCATTATGGCAATAGTGCCAGCCATTAGCCCTTGCCCTGACCGCGCATCTTCTTGCGCCCGTGGTTAGGCAGGCTGTGTTGCCCATGCCCTTGCCGCGTGCGCTTTGGTTTGCCAGGCTTATGTTCAACACGCCCTAAGGCGGTTTTAGATTTGACTGCCATCAGTGGTATGCGGTGGGGTGTCTAGTGAAGGGGACTACTGGGCTTCAAGGGCAGCAACACGAGCCTTCAGTGATTCAATCTCACCAATGGCTTCCTGCAGCGCAGCCGTCAGCAGGGGCACGAGTTTGGACTGATCAATGCCTTGGTAGACAGGATTGCCGTCTTCATCAACTTCATCCTTGACACCAGTAACGCACTCGGGGACGATTTCAGCAGCTTCGTGAGCAAGAAAGCCGTCTACTACGATGTCAGGGTCCGCGATGAAGTTGAAGCGACTGGGCTTCAGTTGCTGCAGGCGAGTGATGCCGTCAGTGACTGGAGTGACGTTTTCTTTGAGGCGGTAGTCGGAAGAAGTTGTGTAAGAAGTAGCAGAAGCATTGGTGCTAATGCTCCCAACTTCCCCGTTGGGGTTAAAGAAAATTGCGTGTTTCTGAGCTATTGCTGATGATGTAGCGCAAAACAACGTCATACGGTTATTTGTTTGGTCTGTAAAGGCAGAGCCATAAACAGACGTTCCGTTGGGCTTAGCCGTGGCCCCAAACAAAATATCACCCTCATCATTAATCCTCATCCGCTCCTCCGGACCCGTAAATGGGCTTTGGTTGTTTGGCGTAGTCGAGAACACTAGGCGGCCTGGCATGTCATTAGCGCCAGGGGTGCTGTCTACTTCTGCTGTAATGCGTGCTGCTTCTATAAGTTCGGTGCCATCAGATCCTTGAAAAGAAAGCGCACCAAGACTATCCCCAGAGTTAACGACTGTGGTTCCGCCGACTGCCGCGCCTCTGCTTTTGCCTATAATCAGAAATGGACAGCTATTATTATTACTATTTCTAATTATAGAAATAGAAGATGTATTATAGTTTGTGCCTTCTAATTGAATTTGCGCATCGTTTCCAGTCGTGTTAAATAAAGCGCCACGGCTAGAAGACGTGCCAACTAACAGGCGTCCGCTGCTGGTAATTCTCATCCGCTCATCATTGCCTCCTTGAAATATATGGCCACCCGCCTGTGTACCGGTTGACTTGTAGATGACAAAATTATTGGCAGGATCTGCTTGGACTATAAGACGAGCGTTATCAGTACCTGCGCTATTAACCTGTTGAAGGGAAAATAAATCCTCAGGTGTGTCATTATTTTTGGAGCGAACGTGCAATCTGGCTAAAGGTGTATATGTTCCAATCCCCACACGGTCTGTTGAGGCGTCAGCAATTAGCAGGGGATCGAGATCATCACCATTGATGCGGAAGTCATAGTCGTTTCCGCCATCGTTAAACACCACTTCGCTGGTGCCAAACTTAACTCTCTCATTCCCATTAGTTGCCACCCCTACAGTGTTTGCAGCAGGCAGATAAACGCCATTGGTGGGGACCGTGCTGCTGGTGGGGGACAGACTGGCTCCCGTAACCGTGCCAGTGGTGACGACGTTCTGGCTGCCGAAATCAGGGCTAATCTTGGTGCCAGCAATGGCAGCAGATGCGTTGACATCAGCGTTGACAATGACGCCGCTACTAATTGCAGTTACACCGCTGCTATCAACTGTTACGTCGCCGGATAGAGCAGTTGCGGTTGGGACGTTGCTGGAGTTACCGAGCAGTACGGAGCCAGCGGTGATATTTGCCAGTTTGCTATGAGCAATCGCGGCGCTGGCGTTAATGTCGGCGTTGACGATGGTACCTTCAGCAATCATGGTGCTGGTGACGGTTCCAGTATCAGCTGCAGTAATTGCCGTTCCACTGATTTTGGTTTTGTTGATTGCAGCCGAAGCGTTGATGTCGGCGTTGACGATCGTGCCATCAGCGATCATCGTGCTGGTGACGGTGCCGGTGTCGCCGGTGGTGACAACCGTGCCGGTAATGTTGGGCAGTGTGATGGTGCGATCTGCCGTCGGATCCACCACAGCAATCGTGGTTTCAAATGCGTCGGCGGTGGCGCCTTCAAAACTCAGGCTGCCGCTGGTGCCAATCTCCAGGTTGCCGGTAACAGTGCCGCCGGATTTGGGTAGTGCAGCATTGGCAAGGTCATAAGCAGATTTGACTGCCGTGCTCGATGCAATGGTGGTAGCGCTGGTAGTGCTAATGCTGTCGCTCAGCTTGCTTTGCAGACCAGCGGGTGTGACGGCACGGTCGGTGTCGGAACCAGCCTGGGTTTCGGCGTTGGTGGCAAGTTCCAGCAGACCTTGGACCGTGGTGCTGCCGATGGGGGTGGCGTTGACGAAGGCGCTGCCGTTCCAGATCTTGACGCCGACGGGGGTCAGGCTGGTGTCAAGCCAGATTTCGCCGGTGCTGTTACCGGCGCTGCCACCTGCCGGTGGCGATACGTTTGGTGCAGTTGCACTGACGTGGACTGGACCGACTTTGATGATCGTGGCACCAGTGCTGTCTTTGAAGAACAGACCGGGGCTGGTGCTGTTGGTGTTAAGGGCAATTTGGCCGTCGGCAATCGCAGTAGTCGGGCGCTTGTTTGCCGTGCTGCTACGCAGACTCTTATGGGTTGAGGCCATTCCCTTAGCTCCAGTAGGACGGGATTACCTCAATAGATTAGCGACCTCAATACTCGCCATCGTCTAACACTACGTCGTAGGTTTCAAAGACGTAAGTGAAGTCACGCCAGGCGGTGTAGTAGTTGGCGTTTTGAACTTTCAGCAAAACGTCGCCAGGTTGTCCGCCAATAGGGACGTTCTCGGCGCTATAGACAAAACTTTCTCTTCCGTATGACATTAGTAGGTGCCATCGTCCACCACGCCGATCGTCATTTGACCCGTGCTGTTATTGACGAGCACCTCGGTGGATTCCAACACCACGCCGATCTGTGAGGTAGTGGCGATCTGAGCGCGACCCCACAGCAACGTCAAAGCGTCACGGACATCCGTAACCGCCGTCATGTCCGGCGTAAAATACGTGCCGTCGCACAGGATGTCGTAGTCGTTGAAGGTGCCCGTTGCACCAGAAACAACGGCGATCTTTGTCCAGTTAGAGCCGGTGCCTTGGCTGAGACACCAGTCACCAACTGCCAGCGAAGCAACCGGGGCTGGAGTTGTTCCAGTACCACCGGTTGTGGTAATCAGGTAGACGCCGTTGTTTTGGTTGTTGGGTGCGCTGAGGGCTTGACCAACGGTTAGACCAGCTTCAGTACCGTATTCGTTAAGGGTGACAACCGTGTTGGTGGTGGCGTTGTAAGTACCACCAAACCGGAGGTTCAGTTGTGTGGGGCTGCCGTAACCAACAAGCAACCAGTAACCGTTGGGTGTAGGGCTGACCGTACCGACCCAGATGTATGCCGAGCGGTCGGATGGGTTGATCCACCACTGACCGGCAAACTCGGGTGTTGGGGCAGATTCGCTGACTTGGGCGATGCCGTAGTCGGCAAGTTGGGTGGCGCCGACACTGTTGGCGGCAAGGTACTCGCTGCTGAACGTACCGGTGGTAATTATGGCTGCGTCCAGTTCTGGGATGTCAGCCGCCGCAAGCGTGGTGCCCGAGCTGACGTGACCTTGGGCGTCAACGGTGACCTTGGTGTAAGTGCCAGAGCCAACCGTGTTGCTGTGGTTAAGTACGCCGCCGGCAGCAACCGTCAGACCCGTACCAGGGGAAATGGCGCCGGGAGTGCCAGTCGCAGCAACGGGAAGGTCGCCGCTTGCCAAAGCGCGGAAGGTTGGGGCAGCTGCTGAACCAGTTGTTGGACCGGCAAAAATCGTTGCGGCGGTTTGGGTTTCAAGCGTGCTGGTGATGGTGGCGACGCCAGCTGAGGTGACCGACGAGCTAAATGCGATCGGCGTGGAGTCGGTAAAGACGAAACTTTGGACGCCGGCTTGCTGGTTCCAGGTGCTGCCGTCCCAGACGTAGGCGAGGCCGGTGTTGGTGTTGAACCATTGCTGACCTTCAAAATCGCCATTGCCGGATGGGGCGTTGCCGGAAACGATGGTGCTGGAATCGGCGGCAAGTTTGGCGCCAGTGACTGCTGCGGCGCCGATTTCATCGGTGGTGACAGCACCCGTTGCGATCTTGGCGGTGGTAACGGCGTCGGTGGCAATGGTGGCGGCAAAGGAGCCAGTACCCGAGCCGGTTACATCGCCGGTCAGCGTGATCGTTTGGTCGCCGGTGTTGGTGCCACTGGTGGTGCCGGAGTGGGTGCCACTGAAGGTGCCAGATTGCGTGGCGAGTGTGCCGAGTCCCAACGTGGTGCGTTGGGCGGAAGCGTCGGCGTCATCAAGAAGTGCGCGACCGGCTGCAGTGCAGCTGATCTCTTCGACGTTGCCCGCGCCAGCAGTCGAACGTCCCAGCAGAACGTTAGTGCCACTGGTGTTTTGGATTTTGGCGTAGGTAACGGCGTCGTCAGCTAGTTCGGCGGTTTCGACGGCGCCTGCGGCAATCGCGTCGGCGGTGACGGAACCAGTGGCGAGTTGGTCTGCCGTTACGGCGTCGTCAGCAATCTTGTCGGTCGTTACAGCGTCATCGGCAAGGGCTGCTGTACCAAGGCCAGCGGCGTCGATTTTGGCGGTGGTGACTGCGTTGGCGGCGATCTTGGCGGTCGTTACCGCGCTGTCTTCGATGCCGGCGGTTGGGGCAATAACCTGCTGGAACGCGCTGCCGTCCCAGATCTGGAGGTTTTTGCTGGTGCTGTTGACGTAGCCGCGACCCTCAAAATTGTCGGATGCTGGGGCAACGGAGTCGTAGGCGATGCTGGAATCGTCAGCCAGTTTGGCGGCGGTGATCGCGTCGTCCGCCAGTGCCGTGGTGCCGAGTTTGGTGGCGCTGGCTTGATTTAGCTTGGCAAGGTTAATGCTGGAGGCACCGGCAAGAGTCGCGCCAGCCTCGAACAGGTCTTTGGCGGTGACTTTTTTGGTCTCGCTTGCCGAGATGTCTACGATGGGCAGCACGTCGGTGGCCTCAACGTTTTCCTCGCTGAGCTGCGTTAATTCTGTAATGCGTTGGTCGGCCACCTGCCAGCTCCAGGTACAGCGGGTCTTCTAGCAGTTTAGTCGGTGACTTCGGTAAGGAGGAAGTCAAGATCTTGCTGCAGGCGCAGGCGATCTGTGTCCTCCTTAAGGATGTAGCCCGAGGGTTCGCCAATCAGTAACCGGATTTCGCCGGTCGTCACAAAGTCAATGGCGCAGTTAATGGCTTGGTCAGGGCGCACCTCAATGCCGGTGCGTGTAACCATCGCGTCAAACTCGTAGTAAATATCTTTTGCCCCTGGGTAGATAGCATCTTCTGTGAGTTGTAGGTAGCAACTAAATTCACTGCCAATGTCAGTTCGGTTGATAAGTTGCAACATCAACAATGAATTTTCTACCAGGCCGCTATTTTGACTGTTGAATAGGCAGTCGATGGAGCCAGAGCCGCTGATTAGTCCGGCGGAAAACATCCTTTTGAAGCGGTCCGACATTGTGGTGGTGTCGAGTGCTTCACGGTCGGTGTTAAAGGTAAATCCGGTTACGTCACCGAGAACACGCTCCACTGAGCCAAATATCATTACTTCGATGGGTAAATCAGCCCCGGCAAAGGCTTCTAGTGGGTATTCTTCGGCGCGATTATTGTTGACAGCGGCGGAAAAACTGTTGAATAGGCGGATACCGCCAATGGCGTTGATGTTGGTATACGCAACAACTTCGTCTAACGTTGCGCCACCGCCGTCAGGCCAAGTGGAAGACGGTAAAAAGTCCAGTCCGCGTGCGTCTGTCGTGAAGATGCGGATTTGATCGCCGGTCAGCAAATTTTCCAGGGAACCGTCAAAACCAAACCGATTTAGCGTGGTGTTGATGTCCGCCGGTGAAATTGAACTGGTAAAGCTGGTGGAGCTTTTGCGACGTAGCTTGACTTTTCCGTAGTGGCCTAGGAAATAAGTCATGCGTCAACCAATTCGCGGAAGGGTCCATCCACGGTGAACTGGATTGCTACCGAACTGAGTTCGCCGGTGCTGACTTGGAGTGAAGCGTTGGTGATGTAGGCGTTGAAGGCAATGTCGTCTTTAATGTCGGAGCCGCTGCCTCCGGTTTCACCAACACGCAGCACCATGCCAACTCGGTCAGTGGTAGTTACACCAGTCGAGCTGGATTTCATGATTTTGTTTAGGAACGAGTCAAACTGCACGCCGGCTTCGCCGGTTTCTTTCCTGTAGTACAGAACGGTGGCGCTACCAGTGGAGCTGACGCTACCTGGGGTATAATTCTTAACGGCGGTGTCAACTGTGGTGGTTTCCAGCAGCTCCAGCGTGGTTTCAAGGGACCAATCGCGGAGTTTCAAGGCTTTTTCACTGTTGTCGGTATTCGGTGTTACGCCACCAGTGCCTGCACTTATCAAGTACAGCGCCCCGCTACGTCCAGTAAAAAAGGCCATGGCCGTCAACTCCTGATATTTAGTAGTTTAGCTGCGGACCGTAAACAGGGAATCGCTGAAGTCCGCAATTAGGGATTTGTCGTCGCTGGTGCAGGGGTAGATGGTGGCGCGGACGGTGGTTTCGCCTTCTTCGTCCATCTGCACTTCGGTCACGCGGAACACACGGCGCTTGGTTGCCTCCACGCCAAGGACAAACAGGTAGCCCTCGTAGTTTTTCAGCTTCGTGGATGTGCCGTTGCTGATTGCCACGCTGCTGAGGGTAACCATTCCCTTGTCGCTGCGGTACAGGCGGAAGTTGTAGGTGCCGTCGACCGGCGTATTGGCAAGCGGAGTATTCAGCGTGCCATCAGATCCGACAACACCAGTGCGGATGGCGTCCCAGCTGTTTTGACCGATGTCCACATAAATGAAGGCACCAGGAGAGATTGGGTCAGAAGTTGGGTAGGTCTTAAACTCGATGGCTTGGCGGACGTGGCGACGGGTATTACACAGCAACTTGCCAAACAAAACAGCGTGGTCGTAGTCGGAGACGTAACTGGAGATGTCAAAGGTCTGGCGGATGGCATCAACTTCGAATGTGTCTTTGAGTACGACCTCGACGGATTTTTTCTTGGCAAATACCGCGTCATCAGGCATGTCGGTGTAAATGATGTTGGCGATGATGTCTTGGGCGTTGCTGCCGTAGTCAATGTATTCCTCCTTGTAGGAATCCTCCAGGATGTTGCCTTGGTTGAACAGGGCGCTGACGGTGATGCTGCGGGTCATGGCGCCAGTCGTTGAGTTGTACGGCACAGCAGGCACTAGGGTTTCGCGTCCGCCGATACGGGCAAACTCCAGCAAGTTATACGGACCAACCTCCACCCAGAACTCGCGCCAGCTACGTGGGTCAGCAATTACGCAGTCCATGAATAACTTGTTTTTGATGCAAAAGCGTTTGGTGATGGCGAGTTGCTTGAGATCCAGTGCGTTGACGACGGCGTAGTTGCCGATGCCATCTTCCTTATCCAGCACGGTGTCCAGGAAAATGTCTGGCGCTAAGCTGCTGGCACCATCGGGTTTGGATGGGTAATACTGATAATTGGCGCTGCCCCAAATGTCTCCGTTTTCGTCGTCGCCGCTAGTGCGTAGGCGGCGGACACTGCGACCTTGCTCGGCAAATACGGTGAACGAGCGCAGGTCTTGGATTGTTTTGCCGGAGTAAGCATTGAAACCCAGCAGTGCCAGATTGTTGTACAACTTTTTGACGACTTTGCCGGAAGCGTTCTTTTGGTCGTAGTCGCTAAACGATTGCAGCAGTTGTTCGCTGACGGCTGTAATGGTGATTTCGGGGCCGGAATCAAACGAAAACGCGATCTGCGTATCGGCGTCGTAGTTGAACAGGTCCCACTCGTTCAGGTCAGCGGGGTTGCTGTTTTTGGGTGGAAAAGCGTTTACAGTAGCGTTTTTCTTTTCACCAACAAATTGGATGGATGGCGTGGTGGAGTCTTTGCTGAGCAGTTTGTAGCTGCTGAGGGTTTCGCTTATTGGGTCACCGGCATTGGAAAGATAGTAATAAACATCGTTGACCGCTGATTCGCTAAGTGGATCGACGATGGGTTCCAGTTCAAATTCCCAATGGGTTGCAGATGCGGCGTCTGTGATGCCGCTGTTGAATTTGAAGTAAACAAAGTTTTCGTTGTCGGCAGCGCGACTAATGGCAAACGTGCGGGGTACTGTTACATACTTAGTTTGTCCGACTTCGCGATAGCGCAACTTAAACAGAGCAACGCGAGCTTTGATGCCGTTATCACTTACCGGATACCCATTAAGCCTGTCGCTGCCGTATTCCAGTTGGCGTCCGCTGATGCGCTTAAAGACAATCGCTTTAATTGCAAAGTCAACAATGTGACAGGCTGACAGCGTTTCGTATTTAGCTAAGGCAATGCGTGCCAGGGCTTTTGTGTAAAAAATATCGTTGCTAAATGTTTCCGAAATTTCGCCTAGTTCGGCGTAACGCCGTAGTGTATCTTTTTCGTTTTTTGTAAGATCGCGTTTTTTAACGTACCCTTTAATTGCGGTAACATATTTATAGTAGCTAGTATGATCTAAATAATAGCCTTTTTTTATAACACTGTAACCGCCTCTACCGTAACCAAATTGTTGACGCGCTTCCACTTTTTCCACATTTTTTCTGACACGACCGTATTGAGCCTCTTTAATTTCGCCTGATTCTGCAAGTTGAAGTGCTGTTGTAATGTCAGGGCGCTGGTCTTCGTCCAGTAATTTTTGAACATTATTTTTTAGTTTGTTACGTTCTTTCTTTTCTGCAGACGTTAAAGCACCTTTTGCTCCAGAGGCTTCTGTGCTTGCGTAAGTTGTGCGCGGTGCTGATCCAGCTTGGATGCACTTGAGTTTGATGGTGATGTCATTTTCGTCAATGTTTGTTCCGGAAAGGTTAGTGACCCGAAACAGTGCTGTACCTAATTTGAAGGTGCTGGCGGTATCAAAAACACTCAGCAAACTGCGGCGGGCATCTTTTGCTTCTTTGGTAATATCTGAATCACCATCTACGATTGCTGTGGAATCGAATTTAATTACGATTACGTCGTCAAGACTAATTGTTAGTGAAGGACTGGAAGAGGTCCATGAGATTCCTGATGCGGTCACACCAAGGTTGGTGGAATCTTTGTGGCCGCTGCTGCGGCGGATATACAGCAGCACGTTGATGGGCACCACGCCGTAGATGCCGACTTGGTTGGCGGTGGTTGGGGAATAAGCCTGACTAAAGCCGTCTTGGCGGGTATTTGTTTCTGATGGCTGGATACGGTACGGGTTGTCGGTGCTTTTTCCGTATCGAGTGGGATCTGTTCCAGAGTTACCGAATACTTCGTCTTGGCGTTGAACTACGCCAGTTGCGCCAGGGTCAAAGTACATCCAAATGTTTTCGGACATCAGATCGCGCAGTGGCGTCTGCCCGAAGGCGGTTTTTTCGGGATCGATAGCAGTGATGGCGCCACCCGAAAGCATCATCAGCATTTGGATGAACTGACTGGAGCCGTAACTGCGGACGGCGGACCAGAGCAGGGAAGCGGTGACGCGCACGCCGCCGTTGGGGTTAGCGCCAGTGCCGGTGCCGCGATTGGCGTAGACGAGGTTTACCGGGTCGCCATAGGCAGCAAGTTCCTGGGTGGAGTTGAAACCGAATCGTGGAGAGAAGCGTTCGTCACGGGTTTGCGGCTGTCCGCCACCGCCACGAGGCATATCAAACGAAGGGGTTTGCGGCTGCATAAAGATTGCAGCTGCTACCTGAAAAAGGATGCCAATAACAGCGAGAACTATCGCTACTGTCTCGCCAGCTACAGGCTTATTTTCAAAATCCGGTTGTTCATATAGTGCAACAAATTGTAGGTATTCTTCTTTTGAAATACCCAAAGTTGCAATAAGTTCGTGCTCAAAAGGAAGTAGTTTACGCATTATTTTTTCATCCTAAAATACCAACCATAGTTTGCCGGCAGTGGGCCTCTAACGACGCAACCACTAGGTGCAATAAACAGTACATCATCTTCACCCAGTACAGTTCCTAAAGCACCTACGCCGTTGCTGGGCAATAAAACTACAGCGTGGAGTTCTGGTTTTGGTAAGCGTTGTGCATTTTTAAGTAGCCATTTAGCTATAAAACTTTTAGGTAAAGTTTCATCATTATATTTAGCAAATAAATTTTTTAGTTCCGGTCCGTAGTCCCAGTAACCAAGCCTTTTGTGTACCTCTGCAGCTAAGGCGCAGCAGTCTGCTTGTCCACTTCCGTCACCCGGGTAGGCGCCCCAAGCACGTTTTAAGCCGATAAGGTCGTTCATTGCAGTGAAATGTTGGCGTTGAGAGGTAGTGGACCAACAAGCTGGCGCGTTACGTTGCGTGAGGGGAAGTTTGAGATCACGCTATCAATGGCGGAGCGGTAGCGCAACTCGATCGTGGTTTCGCTCACGCTGGCGCCAATGCCGACCATGTACTCCACTTGAGTGGCGCCGTTGGCGGCGATAGTGTTACTAGACGTGAGCCAGACGGTTGTGAGTACCAGGCGGCTGAGACGGTTGCCGTTGCCGGCGTCCAGCAGTTTGATTGCAAATTCCACGTTGGGGAACAAGATCTGGAGGACGCTGTTGTCGCCGGTGTTGTTGGCAACCGAGCCTTCGACGCGGAATGGGGCGAACTCGTAGTTGCTGCTGTCGTATTTGTATTTTTCGTTGACGAAATAATTTTGGTAGCGGTGGCGGGTGCCGTCTGAGGTCAGCAGGTTAAAAAATTGAGCGATGCGGATGTCGATAGCCATCGTCAGTTATCCGTTGCTGGATCGCGCAGTTCGCCCATCAACGAGATTGAGATGTTGTAGATGCCGGGGCGGACGCTTTCCACCTGGGGTGGTTGTTCGTATTGGTACCGCAGGTTGCCGCGATTTGCTGCAGTGCTTTTGACTTCGTTGGCAACGTCGGTGCTCATGCCAGCTGTGACGTTGCTTGATAGTTTGAAGCGTTGGTTGATGGAAGTTTGGCTGTGGTAATGATCCAGCAGTGTGTTGACGGTGGTGTCGATGACGTTGCGATACTCCAGTTCCAGCTTGGCGCCGTAGGGGCGGTTGCCGAAAGTACGGCGGGCGGCGATACCGGAAAGGGTGCGGTATGCCTTGACCGGGTACAC